AAGGCCACACCCATGGAAGTGCCAAGGGTTGAATAAGTGCTCGACATCCTCCGCAGCGCCGCCTCGTCAAGCCCGGTCACCACAGCATCTAGCGCAGGGCGATAAAGGGTCTTCATCACCGAGGGGATGGTGTTAGCCGCCAGGGTTGACGAAGTGAGCACCGTTGAGATGACGAACTCGTTCAGCCCCTTGAGCAACAGGTTAGCGGACTTGCGGACCACACCAGCTTGCTGCTGTTCTTGATCCATAATGGAAGCCAGCTTGGCGTTGCGTTCGCCAGTGAGCTGCATGGCAGTGCCGATGTCATTGCCGTCATAGGCATCCTTGATACCCTTCTCCAGCTTCTGGACTTCCTCTGAGGCAATGCCTCGTTGAGCCCACTTGGAGATGTCTTCATAGTACCTAGCGTGGGCAGCAGCCCAATCCTCAGCACTAGCAGACTCAGGTGTCTTATTAGCAGCCCTCAGGTACGTCTCAGGCGTAATCTCTCGGAACTCATTGGTATTCAATCCACCAACACGTTGTGCCAGGGATGAACCCAACGGGCTCGACAGTTCCTTATCGACATCCTTAAGAGCATCGGCGATAGACCTGAGTTGCGAATGAGCAACATGCTTTTCTACACCGGCAGGATCAGTCTCAGTAACCCTCTGGAGTTCATCAAAGGAAAGGTAAGCCTTAGCCTCCATCGTCTCATAGGCACTCTTAATAGTCCTATCGAGGTATTCCCTCTCGGTCTTATCAACAGTGGCGTCACGGAGTTCTAACAGAGACTTCTTCAACTGGCCTTCAGGGAGGTTCAGAAGGAGGTTCTTCGCTGCGGTCACGCCCTCAAGAACAAAGTCAGGAGTGTTCTCACGAGGTCTACCGGACTCAGCCAGGGTCTTAATAGCGTCGAGGACTTCATTCCCACTAGGAGCATCACCAACAGGTTTGACCTCAGCGGTAGCAGGTTTAGCCTCAGGATTAGGAACACCATTGGCTTTCTCCTCCATAACCTTGAGGAGTTCATCCTTGGCGATACCCGGTTCTTCCTTTGTCGCACCACGTGCAGCCGCCTGGACCTCCTTACGAAGACCAATGGTTGCAGCAGTACCGCCAGCACCAAGAGCACCACCAACCGTAGCGCCCAACACAGTGGACAATGCGGCTTCACCGATGTGGATACCGTCTTGACCACCAGCATTTACCTTGGCCTGCTGGGTGATCAGGTTCGTGGTGGCTCCCTGGATGGCGCCATCAATGCCAACCTGAATGCCGTACCGGAGCATTTCCTTGAGTGCTTCCTTGGAGGCAAGCTTAGTGGCTTGACCACTGATAGCACCTAGGCCGAAGGACCCAAGTCCAACATAGGTGGTGGGATCAAGCGCAGCACCTTTGATGAACCGTCCAAAGCCACCCCAGGAGATACCAGTCTTATCATACATATCTATAAGGGTGAGGAACGCCTTCTTTTCCTCAGGTGACGCATCTTGAATACGCTTAGCGTCCACAGCCATGCGGGGAAGGTTGTAATTGAACCACCCCATTTGATCGAGGCCATACTCAGCAAGGTCCGCATCGGAACCCTGGAAGTCTAAGCCATTGTTCTTCTTATAGGTGATCCTAGAGGCATCAAGCCAATCCTTGTTCTTGTGTAACGTCTTAGGATCGAAACCGGCGTCACTAGGAATGGAAACAGGGGAACTAGCCCCCTGCTCACTTGGTAGTAATTCATCGGGAGTGCGAGGAACCTGATTGGCTACATCCTGTTGCTCCATTTGCTTAAACGCCTCAAGGAGATGTTCAGGAGACGTACCATCAGGTGCTTCCAACGTCTTACCATTGTATTCGTATGTAGCCATTAACCTCTCTTAGTTCCCAAACGGGGAGATAGCCTTAAACATGCTTCCGATGGAGTTAGTATCCACTGAGTGGACATGCTGTACCACCGGAGGCGGAGGCACTTCCGTATGTTGTTCCTCTTTCTTTTCCTTAGGTTTGCTACCATCGATATTAGGAACGACGATAGGCTTGCCATCAGGCGATAACTGTAGTTTAAACTGTGCCTTAGCAGGCTCAGCAGGCTTCGCTTTCGACTCTACCTTATAAGCATCCGCCTCAGGGTTCTTACTCGATTCCGTAACCAGTTTCTGCATGAGGTTCAGGTGTTCGATGGTGGCCTTAATAGACTCATCAACAATCTGTTTCTCTTGCTGACCAGTAGGTAGCGCCGGTAGCGCCCTAAGGTGGCTAAGGATTTCATTCTGGAAGAACGTCTTGGCTGCACCGGAGTAGTTGGCACCAACCAGCTTGCCCAACGGACTGGACACAGGGTTCTTGTTGATCGCATCAATGAACGGCTTAACCTTGGCATCGTAGCTGTCGGTAACCTGCTGGCTATTCACGATGTTAGCCACTGTGAGGGTGTTCCTGAGGTCTTCCGAGAGCTTAGCCTTCTCAGTCGAGTTGATGTTCGGGTTCCACCTAATGAGTTCCCTGAGGGTTTTCTCATCGGGCGTAGTACCTTTCAACGACGGGTCAACACGTTCCCACTGTCCATCAATCACGGACTTCTGGATGTCATTCATCATGTTGTCCTTGTTGAGCTTGGACTCCATGGGACTGACACGAGCGTTAATCTCTCGCTGCTGTAGGAAGTATTGGAATGCCTCGTGGTTTACCTTGCCATCAGGGCCATAGGCATCCTGGACGGACAGTGGCTGACCATTCGCCATCTTGGTGTCGATGTTCGTGATCAGCCCGTCTTTAATCGCCTCCTGGGCTTCCTTGGCCTTACGGGCATCTTCAGCCAGATCGTGGACCTTGAGAGCAGCAATGTGCTGAGCGGCCTGCGAATAGGCGTGCTTCTGTTCGGCATTGAGGAGGTGCTGTGGGAACGCCTGGAGATACCTCTGGTCCTTCAGATCGAGAGCCTTCTGCATGAACGTCTGGGCAGCAGCATCCTTAAGCTGGGCTTTCAACCAAGGCGTGGTAGCACCAACCTCAGCATCCGACTTAGCGAAGGAGTCAAGCATACGCTGAGCATCCCAAGGGACATCAGGTCCAGCAATCTGTGCCTTAGGTGAACCAAAGGGTATATCAGCCGGATTAGCATTGGGATTACCTGACGGTACAGGAACAGTGCCACCAGCAGACGCTACCTTGTAGGGTTCCTTAGGGAGCAACGCTTGTCCGAACGAGGACGCATCATTGGTGACACCAAGGAACTTCAACCCCTCCTGCCACTTGTCTCCCCGAAGCATACGCTTAACGAGTTCATCGCCCTCGCCAGTCTTAAACGCCCCAGGGTTGATAGCCTTGTAGGCATTCCTAACGTCTTGCTCTAGGTTACCTGTAGCCTTGAACCCACGGTCCCTAAGGAACTGCTCGGCGGCTACCATCTGTTGAGCAAATGGCGTGCTTCTGTTGACCTTGTAGTGCTGTTGTTCCCATGGGCCAAACTGGATCAGACCTTCATAGAGGTTGTCTTTACCACCTTTGGCATTCGGGTTGTGAGCACTCTCTAGTGCAAGGATAGCAGACAGACCACGAGGGTCCATATTGAGATTACTAGCAGTCTGAACAACAGTCTGAGCATCAGCACGGTTAGGTGCATACACTGGGTTATAATTACCAGATGTCGAGTTTACCCACTCAGTCTTCTTTGCATCGAGGATGGTTTGGTTCCACCCTTGGATACGTTGACTGTTCGCCTGACTGATCAGCCCAGACAACCCCTGCTCTACCGACTGCATGTAACCGGCAGAGTAGAACGGAACATTACCCGCTTGCTGGAGTGCCTTCTGGCGCTGCTCCTTCATCCAGGCTTGGGCTTGCTCAGGAGACTGTAGAACATTGGGCGGAACCGCCGCCGCCAGACCATCGACGAACTTCTGTCCTTCAAGCTGCCCGTAGCTCTGGCTCACCATAGATCGAGTAGCCGGATGGAGCGGAGACAGGATGTTATTCACTGTGCTGTCGTCCCAACCACCACCCTTGGACGCCATAGCGTTTGAAACCTGGCTCACATAGAGCTGGTGGTTTCGCTTCTCGTCGTCCTCAGCCTTACCCTGTTGCTCTGCATTGATGCTATACAGTAGTTTACCTACGTGCATCATGGAGTCGCCAAGGGCAGGATCAGCCTGTTGAGGAACAGCAGCCCTTGCGTAAGTATCTCGTGTCTGTAGACGTGACCCCCGTTCAGGGATAAGGGACACATCCTGCTGGTCAGGGATTACGATCAATATTGTTTATCCTTAGGTACTGAAGTAGTTGGCAGACTTAGCAGCCTCCAAACCTTCTCCAGCTAGGTTGATACCCAAGGCCAAAGCACTAGGTGCCGCCTTAGGAGTCATTGAATTAGCTCTACCTTTAGCTTGAGCCTCAATTGAACTCACAGTGGACTCATAGGAATTACGTTGGTCTTCCTGTTTCGTCTTGATGTTGTCGAGGTTCATAGCCGTCTTCTGCGCCTCAGCGGCCAGGATGGACCCCACTGAGATGGACGATCCGTCGAACCCGGCAGCTCCTGCGGACGCAATGGCGGTACCCTGGGCTTGGCGCCCTTGCATAACGGCCTTGTAGCCCTGCTGCTGGAGTTCCCGCATGTTGTACGTATATTTCTTGCCTTCGTCCCCATAGGCTTGAGCAGCCGCTACAGAGGCATCGAGGGCGTTCTTTCGGGCTGCCGTGTTGTAAGCGGAGTTGGCGGCGGCTTGGGTAGCAAAGTTGGTGAGTGTGCCAGCCGCCTGAATAGCCAACCCTCCTAGTGCCAGTGGCGTACACATTATGTTGTTCCTTTTAAACGAGCGAACTCGTAGAAATGATTGCCAGGGGTTAGTTCCACCTTATTGATGAACTTGAAACCCAACCACTTGAGCCACCTGTGGTGAACCACGTTGTCAACATGCGTCCAGTTCCCTAAACAGTCGTAGTCATCATATAGCTGTACCAGCAACTGCTTAGCGTCATGAATGAGTGTCTTCGTGTGGTCAACCATATGAGGTGTACCTGTTAGCCACGCTAACCCGAACCTATTACCAGCCGGTACCACACCGCCTATACCACAAGGGGTTCCCGTTTGGGTGACCATGGTATAACATGGGATGGAGTGCTTTAGACCGTGCATGAGGGCGTCGCTAGGTGTATGGCCTAGTGCTGTACACTCTACTACGTCCTCACGCCTCAGTTTGTCGCTTAGGTACTCAACATCCTCTATAACAGAGGGTCTGATCACAGGCGCTTAGCCTTCGGTGAATAGAAGCCATACCACTCGGCTGAACCAAAGGATGAATTGAAAGGTCCATCGTTGATCAGCGTGAGCGAGACATCAGTGTTCGGCCCGGCGAGCGCCACTCGGAACACACCCGTATAGCTCTGGGTTTCCCCGATCTTCACCTTAGGGTCATTCTGGATGTTAGCGTCGAACACCTTGGTCCACGGCTGTCTACCAGACAGGTTGAGCACAGCTTTGAAGTAGGTGGCGTTGCTATAGGCGAGGTTCAGGTACCTCATCACATATCTACCATCCATGCTTATAACGTCACCGCTACCCTTGGGTATCCTGATGTAAGGCTGAGTGAACTCAAAGGTAAACGTATAGGTGATACCTACGTAAACCTCCCTACTCCGCATGTCCCCTGGAACGGAAACAGTTGAGTTATTCACTTTGGTGACTTCGGACACAATGTTCGTCTCAGTATCAGAACTGGAGATAACCTTGACTTCCTCAGTGGTCGAATACGGTAGACCAATGGTGCTCACATCACTCGCTGGATCATAGGTAATCCAGATTTGTGAATTGGTGAGAAGCCGGTCAAGCAAGATGTACGACCCTGATGTTTCATCATAGGTAATCTCATCACACTTGATACGTTCCATGCACAATCCATCACTACGTTGGATCAACAGGTAGAGATAGTTGTTAGAGAACTTGCCCCAATGGATTTTAGAGCAATCCGGGAAAACCCACTTACCCCAGGAGTTCTGAATTTTCTTGTCACCAGACCAGTAGTACTTATAGAGGTACAAGATGCTCGGGTCATTCTTACTGTGAACTGCCACGGCATTAACACGAGGGGAACCAGTGAAGAACGTGATACCCTGAGGCATGAACCTAGGTACCGGATCGCTTACCTCCTGTGCATCATCCTGTTGGACATACATCTTAGGGAAGTACTCGAACATCTTAGCGTACTGGTAGCTGTACCTGTCATCCATGAAGTACACTGAGCCACCCATATTGATTGGCTTAATGTGTGATGCACAGTTGAACGAGGTGGTGAACTGGATTTGGATTGTCTTAGGCCCGACATAGTTCATGTACTGCAAGTGGTGCTGCGACCTATCCGCCATAATGAGCAAGTCTTTGTTGAACGGAATGGCGTGCCTGACGCTATCGTCATTGGCTGTAGCAGCTAGAACACTGAAGTCCAGCGGGTCGTTATCCATTAGTGTGGCAATTGTGTTCCTGAAGAAGTTCTCAAACTTGTTGGCTTCCGAGAGGATCACATTGGTGTTGCTGAGGAGGCCGAGCCTGTTGGTGTACAGGAATATGTCATTCAGGTTGCTTCCCACAAAGGATGGCTGAGGGTTCGACGTGATGTCCCCCGCTAGGCGTTCCTGCCAGGAGCTTTCCTTGAACGTAAACGAGCCGTCCGCATTGCGAACCAACAGGTGGGGCATGGACCACGCATTGAGGCGTCCGCCCTGGTTCCACCCTGCCGTTTCCACCCAGATACCGTTGTGGTAGACCACATAATAGTCGTCACCATGGGTCTTAACATCACCCTTCACCTTCACAAGCCGACCCTCGATTTCCTTAGGAGGCAGATCAGAGAAGGACGAGATTGAGTCCCTATAGACCTTCATAGCGGTGTCACCATTGGTTGACCTTGCGTCTACAGTGTCACTAGCGGACAACCCTGAGATTGAAATGGTCGAACCATTCGCAACCGCAGTGACACCAGAAGTGGTCAACCCTGCAACCAGTTGCTCCGCAATCCTAGAAGTACCTGGGACAGACGTGTCCGCAGACGTGCCAGTAGGAGTTATGATCGACACCTTACTCACACCATTGATATAGATTGAGTAATAAGAGTTGGCTACAGACTGCTTAACTACAACGGTAGCGATATTGGTAGCGGGAACTCGTGTACCACCATTGGGGATCGGTTCATAACCTTGGGTGGAAGAAACCGTGACTTCCCTATTCAGAATGAAGGTGGTGTCTTGGATCGTCAGGAACCGAAAGGCGGTAACCGGATCGCTCGCCCCAAGGTAATCCTTGTTGACATCAAAGTGGACGGTCTTCTCGTTTCCTTGGAGGTCGAACACCTTGAGGTTACCATCATAGATAACCACTAGGTACTGGTATTGCGCGTCTCTGTCGATGATATGACCAACAGCAGAGGTGCTAACATTAAAGTTTAGCTTAGCTAGATGCTCAGTTGGCATCCTCTTGTTTAGCCCTGTGATCACCGAGGGCCACGCATTTTCCATCTTCTCAGCCGATGTCGGCAGACGCATAGACGGGGGTTGCTGTGAAACTCCAGTGATCAGGTTGGGCACCGGAACACAAGTCAGCATTTGTTACAGATAATTGCCTCTGTTGAAGCCAGCACGTTGCATAGCCCCAAGTACGGACCAGTTGTCACGCACCATGTTATAATCAGCCACTTCCATCTCTGCCCTGACGAGTTCTATCCAGGCGTCAGTCATGTTCTTTTCGAGCATCTTATCGAGGGTGTCAGAACTCAGCATACGCTTCTGGAACGTAGCAGCAGAGGAATAGGCAATGAATAGTCGCGCCGTGTTAGGCAGTTCATCCCACTCCAAGAGCACATAGATTTCAATCTGGATGGGATTATTGAAAACGTAAGTGTTATTCGTCCGGTCAAACAGTCTCAAACCACGTTGAACAACGTCTACGTTCTTGTCGTATCCTGTGGTGTCCACGCGGGAGGTATTAGCCGGAAGATTGATAAACCCATTACTATCGGGTGAAAGAGTGTGAAGCTCTCTGTTCCAGTGCCAACCTTTATCCATAACACGACGTGTAGTCTCATTAAGGATGTCCATGGCAATCTGAGCGTCAACACCACCGGATTCGATGTCGTTCACCGAGGGTTCACCTTGTCCGCTGAGCACGATGTTTACCGCCTCAAGCTGAGTCAAAGGTCCAAAGGTCAAATGATTAAACTCAGGCACTGCCTATTGGCAGGCAAAGGGAGCAAAAAAGGGGAAGCACCACCGTAGTGATACCTCCCCTTTGATTGTTAGGTCTTCTTGATTTCGTACAGCGCCTCAGGACGCAGCACACCGTGACCAACGGCCATCTTCGACACCATGAGCGTACCCTGGCGGCGAATGTCGTACTGCATCTCAGACGAGAGGTCCAAGAGCTTCACGGTACCAAGCGCCTCCGGGGTCATACACAGGACGAGGGTCTTAGACGCATCCACAGTGTACTTGGAGTTGTAGTCCGGGTACGTGCCGGTCGCCGCAGTGTGATCCAGGGACAGGTTCGGAGACTTCACCAGCTTGAAGCCAGCGATCTCATAGAGCTTACCCTTGGAGTAGTCACCGTTGCCCTCGTTGAAGAACTTGTTGAGCAACTTATCGTTGGTAACGAGGTTCCAGTAAACGTCAGGCGACACAACGGCGTAGCGGTCCTGATCCGGCAGGAAGTTCTTATCGAACTGCGCAGCGGCGGTATACAGGGCGTCAACGATGTTCTGCACCGTGGGAGACGCACCGATAGCCGTGGAGACAGCATTCTGCTGACCAACAGCACCAACACCCAGACCACCAGCACCAGTGTCACGAGCAGCCTTAACAGCCAGGGACAACAGGTTGCGGTCATAGGTCTGAGCCAGGGCCTGACCCATGCGCTTCGAGTACTCCGAGCGGACCTCAAAGTGGGTCATCGCTTCGTCGATGCGGGAGATAAAGGTGTCCGCAATGAGCAGATCATCGATGGTGATGACCTTCTCGTCCTGCTGGATGATGTCACCAGTGATCTCAGTGCCGGGCGTATGGTAGGACGCCTTGGTACGACCAATAGCGGGGAACTGAGCCGACTTACCGGAAGTGATGTTTCGGACGCGAACCTTGTCCTTCATCACAGTGTTAGCGTCGTAGACCGTCAGGACTTCACCAGAGAAGACCTTCAGGAAAAGCTGTCGGGTATCACCAGCGCCGAGCTGCTGGCCGATACGAGACGGAGAAGCATTAGCCATTTTAAAGATAATTTCCAAACAAGGGTAATATAATCCCTTGCGTAATCATTATGGGTTTTGGTTTGTGTGTTTGCCTTGCTCTTAAATGGGTTATCCTTGTGGCTCTCCCTCAGGAGCTACCAGTTGGGCCTATTAGTGCTTAGCGCGGTTGTAATGCACAGAGGTAATGTGGAGGTTTCGACGGCTGTTATTCCTAGGATTACCATCACTGTGGTCCACGTCTTTACCTTTTAGTGCAGCCTTACCGTGTTCTTTGATCATGAGCCGCCTCGCCCTGTTACGGGAAGCACGAGCTTTCTTTTGCTCAGGCGAGGACTCATACTTGGTATCGTAGCTATAGTCTCTCGCCATGATCTTTAGAAGATGTCGGAGCGAGCGAGTTTAGCCTCGACCTTAGCTCTGAACGCAGGGTCCTTCTGGTACCGGGGATCACCCATGTCCTTCTGGAGTTGCGCAATAGATTCATACCGGGTGTTGTCACCACGAGGGGTTTTGCCTTCCACGACGTTCGACGGCTCCACACCGTAGTTAGCCGTGTAGCGCGCCTGGAGGCCCTTCACCGCAAGCAGCGTTGCATTCATGTCAGGACCGTTGACGGCTTTGTTGAACGCCTCGACCTCAGCCTTGGTGTAGTTCTGCGCCGCCCAGGTGAGCATGTCGTTGTACTTCGCTTCGCCGCCTACCGTGCTAAACACAGTCTGGCGCTGGGCTTCCACAACGGCCTTCTGGCCTTCAATGAACTGATCCACGAGGCTGCGCGGGATGTTAGCCTTTTCGAGGGCTTCATAGTCCTCAGCCGGGAGTTCACCCTTTTCCCAATAGCGCGCCGCCATGTCATCAAAGTTCAGACCGGCATTCTCGACAACTTCCTCAACCGTGGGCTCAGGTTCACCCTGTTCCTTCTCAGTACTTTCGGAAGGCAGTTCACTGGTCTTACCAAGCTTGGATTCAAGCTCAGCATAGGACGCAGCTAGTTCTTCGACACTCTTGAACTTTTCAGGGAGCCAAGCCGGTCGCTCACTCTGGGGAGCACTCTGGCTTTGAGCGGTGTCATCCACATTGGCCGGGTCAATACCCATGGCCTTAGCCGTTTCCTCCAGGGTCGGCTCAGTGGTGGTATTCTGAATGGTTACGGTTTCGAGATTACTCATTGCGTGGGTTGTTGTCCTTGGTTAGCAGCCATCATATGATCACTAATGGCTTTCACAGCGTTTGGTGCGGCTTTACTAGCGATGTCGCCTAGTTGCTGCTGCTGCATCATCTGTTGTTGTTCCTGTTGAACTTGTTGTGGGTCTTTCACCAATCCACCCATGTCAATCATGAGGGAGGTTCCCCATCGGGTAATCAAGTCAGGAATATTGATATATGAAAGAGCCTGAGGTCCAAACTGTTGCAGACCCTGCATGAACATCTGGAGTTTGTTGAGGTCATGCCCACGGCCAAGAGCCGCTAGACCAGTGACGATCACAGGTTTGACCACATCCTTAGGGAGGTCAGGCAATCGCTTCGCCTTCTGCATACGGTCCATGACGCGCATGATGAGGGGAAGCTGGAACTCCTGGGCGAGGATCGAGTAGACGCCACCAAGGGCATCCTCAAGCTCACCGGCCATGTATCGGATTTCCTCAGCGGTTACACGCTCGCCATTCCGTTGGATGGCCGAGGACAGCAGGAAGGCATAGCTCAGGCGTTCAGTGATGGTTTTGACTGCCTCGTAGGCAATCTTCATATCAGCCTGTTTCTCCGATTGGAGACAGTGAACATCATCCTTGTGACCAACAATGGCATCGCCAGATTCAGACTCAGTGATGTCCTTAGCGCGGGTCACACCATTAGGTGATACCAACCAGATGATCTTAGAAGCGGAAGCAGCGGCCTCAACCATTGCCTTACTCAGGGCTTCCAAGGCGATCAGATCACCGATGTATTCCTCAACATAGGAACGACCATAGTCCTCACCCTCAACAGCCGTCCACCTCAGGCAGAGAATAGGAGGCTTCTCCAAGGGCCAGGAACCACGAGAACCAGGGACTTCCTCACCTAGAACCTCTTGGTACATATGCCATCGATTGTCTTCACCACGGTAAAACCTAGTGTAGACCTCGACCTCATCATCCTTATCCGGCTTGGTTTCCTCTCCCTCTTGCATATCCTCTAGGCGATCAATGGCCTTGTTATCGAGGGCGTCAGCATTGACCACTTCCTTGATGATGACCTCTAGGAGGTTACCTTTGGGATCACGGACAGCCACATAGTTATCGAGGCCGAACACTCGTGTTCCCGTCTTAGGAGGGAGGTACAGCAGTGCATTACCACCGATGATCAAGTGCTTAAGGGTCTGGAAGATAGGCGCCCTCATGCCAGTACCTTCGATTTCGTCGGTAACAGCACGTTCGATCTTGCCTAACCCATCCTCTACCTGGGACCGCACAGTGTCATTACCAGCGATCTTCTGGAGGGTGAAGGAGTCAACCTGTAGTCTAAAGCAAGGGCTATTCGGCGGTAGCAGGGCGAGCAGGAGTTTAGAAGCCAGGTTATTCACACCTCTGGCACCGATGCCTTGCCACGGCGTATAGTACTTCGTGGTCTTGTTATGACCCAGCGGAGGGATCAACGTAGGGATTGTCAGTTCTGAACACTGTCTGGCCCTTTGCAAGAAGACAAATCGGTCTGGTTCTAGGTGCTCATACCGTGCTTTACACGTAAATGAGCGGTTCTCCATTACATGCTAATTCCGAGTCCCGTACCTGTAGAACCAGAGGAACCACCAGCTTCAATACCAAGCCCACGAGAGGTCTTGTACTTACTGGCACCACTAGCAGCCGCCGCAAGAGCAGCAGCATCAGTTTGGGAGTTAGGGGTTTCAGGGGCGGCCTGATCCAGCACATCCGGGGGAGGCGGTGGAGTAGCCGGGGATTGAATAGTTGGCGTTGAATAGCCGAAGCACATTATTTCGAGTCTCCAAGCAGTGCTTGTTTACACTGTTCTTCATAGATGCGGCGCAAGTGCCGTACAACACCGACTGCACCACGTTTTGACCAGATTTCCCGATCACTCCAAGAAAGCTCTGGTGATACATCCGGGTACATTCTGGAAATGTAATCGATGAGTTCTTTGGTTATGAATGGAATCTTTTCCAATCAGCGTACCTTCTAGTGTGGGTGGAAATGTAAAACCGAAGGAAAACCGGGGGTTTTACGCCCCGGCTTCCAAGTGACTACCTTTCGAGGTAAACGGACGATTGCCGCAAGTTATTCAAAGGAAGAACCCTGGCTTCGTCAGGCACTGCCATGCGGCCACACAAAGACCACCTACGCCGATCCCCATAAAGAACACAGGGATCAACCAGAGGTAATCAGATGCCACAGGACCCGCCTTTGCCACCGATCTCGCAAATGTCGTGAGCAACCTCTTGGAACTCCTCGCCTACGGCAGACTTCGCCTCAAGGTAAGGAATGGAGGTCAAGGGCTGGCCACCACGAGCACCGTCAGGATAGCAAGTGAAACCTCGAAGGCGATGAGCATAGCGAGCGAGAGTATCAGCGAAAGGCTTAACAGTGTCAGGGTTATTGTCTTCACTGCCCCAAGCAGGAAGGTTAATAGTGGAGCTAATTGATTGGTCCACATAGTCTTGAATGTCAGCCTGGAACTTGATGCGTCGCTCATAGTCTTTACTCAGGTCGATAGCCGACTCGATGCTTTCAGGGTCTGTACCGTAGAGGTCAATCAGTTCCTGAGCAGCCGAGTCAACTACGTATTGGTAATGCCACTGGGTTCCCTTGAGGTATCTCCGCTTGTAAGCCACAGCGAACAGAGGCTCGATACCAGTTGTAGTGCCAGCAAGAATGCCAATAGTCCCTGTAGGAGCGATGGCTCGACGTGCAACAGGACGACTAATTCCAAGGTGGTCAGCAAACCACAGAGCAGTAACGTCCGACACACCCTTCCAAACAGCGAGCCACTGATGAAGCTCTGGAGTGACAACATAGCTTGACTTACGCTTGATGAGCCATTCGTGAATGCCCATAAGCCCAAGACCAAGACGGCGATTTTTCTCACGAGTTTTATAGACCTTTTCGTAAGGCAGTTGAGCCTTCAGGGTGCCACAGACGAGGAACTGAGTAGCCAACTCAACAATAGCTGCAAACTCAGTAATGCTATCGATACGACCGAGGTTAAGTGACCCAAGATTACAGACATCGGAGTCCGTATCAGAAGTAACTTCGGTACACGCATTGCGACCAGTTTCTTTCTCCTTATCGAAGAAGTTGAATGAAAACCCAGGCTCAGCCGTGCGGAGCGCCTGTTCAACATTCTGGAGGAACACCGGGTCCAGCTCACCCGTCTTCATGTAGTTCAACAACCATTCAGTATCGTAGTTGACACTGATGTTAGTCATGTCGAGAGGCGCCGGGAAATTGAAGTCCTGCTGCTTGAGGTCCCAATAGGTAAGGCCAGTGGTTCCAACAGGCATGTTGTGCCAGTCCTTACTCACGAGGAACTTATGGATGTCCCCATGCTTCCAATTGAGTGAGGCATAGATGGCAGACCGTCGAGAACCACCCTGCATAACATTGCGGCCAATCTCGTTGATCATGTGCATCTTCGGGATAGGGCCTGAGGCGGTACCACCAGTACGACCAAGGTACGAACCAGAGGGTCGATACACAGTGTAGTCGTTACCGATACCACCACCCGTCATAAGGGCCGACTCTGCCTTCCACGAGGTATCCGCCCAATCTTCTCGGGTGTCCTCCTGGGACAGCAGGATGTAGCAGTTGTTGTAGAACCGAGCTTTGCGACCAGCGTAGTACAGATAGCGACCACCAGGGATGAACTTCATCTCAGCGATGTACTGCGTGAGTTGGTCCCTATCGGACTTACTCATGTGTTCAGAACAGACATCCTCAACGAGAACACGAGCTAGATCAGCCCAGGTTTCACAGCCTTCGTGTGCATATTTCTGCTTGAAGATCGTTTCAGCGAACTGGCTGCGGAACATAGGGTTTTCATTGGAACGCCAGATGCTCAACGGTTATCACCATCTCCTTTCAGCACTCCGCGCACAGCCCGGTCACCCAGCTTGTTCAGGTTCATGTTGGCGATCTGTTCCAGGGTGTAGCCAATGTCAGCAGCCCCGGCAGCGATGTACCAGAGGACATCACCAAGCTCCTTAGCGAGGTCAGGACGGTCGAGGGCTTTGTCACCCCGGAGGGATTTACCGACCTTCTCAGCCACTTCACCAGCCTCGCCAGCGAGCTTGAGAGCCGGGTAGATAATCTTGTATTCTTTCGGATAGACAGCCGTCTTAAGGGCGGCATCCTGATATTCGTTAAGTTCCACTTATTTCCCTTCTTGTTCTTTGATGAGTTGATCGATGTACCACCGGGCCTTCTTCAGGTCTTCCAAGTGTTTGCCTTTGTGCGGAGCCCTGACCACATACTTGACTACATTGCCCTCAGCGAATGAGAGGTCCCAGGCTTTGATGAAGTCAAACACTTCGATCTTACCGAGGGTGTAGTGCGATGGGTTGTTCACCTTGTCTTCGTTGTGTTCTTTCTCGAAGCGTGACCTGAGGTAGAATGCTCGGTTACCCTTGTCGTTCACGACCTCTATGTGCGAAGCATCCTCGTAACACACTTCGTAGACACGACCTTTAGTAACTCCGTTGCAAGCTGAGTCATCAATACATTTTACTTTGGAACCCAAAGCTTGACCTCCTGTCGTTCCTGATCCCAATCATCCCACTGAAGGATACGGGCTAACCGTGCCTGTTTCAGTGCATCCTCTTCGGTAAGTTGTGCCTTTTCGTAAGCATCGAGAACACAGGGCCACCAGAAGCCTACGGAGGGTTCCTCAGCCTCTTTCAAGATGCGCTCTGCCTTCACCTTGCCGATCCCCGGACACCCGGCGTAGCCGTCCACAGGGTCACCAGTGAGGGTCTGCATCATGTGCCACCAATCGCCCTCAGCCTTTGTGACCTCGATGACCTTCTCACCGTCCCAGTGCTTTCCGGGGATTTGCCGCAGGTCCTTATCCGCAGACATGATGATTGCATCGTTCCCCGGCTTGGTAGCCAAGATGCCGAGCACGTCGTCAGCCTCAAGGTTCGGCTTGGTGATAGTGGTATAGGTTTCGGTGACCCACTTCCTGAACGCAGAGAACGCCATAGGCTTGCGTTGGGCCTTACGATTGGCCTTGTAGGTGGGGTCTATGTCTTTACGAAAGTTGTGTGGATGGGTAAGGCACAGGTACGGCACAGTGTTAGGCAGTTTCTGTGCTATGTCATCCATCATCTCGACCATAGCACCCTGGGCATCCCTAAGGTCTACCCACAGGCACCACAGATCGTCTTCCCATTGGACTTCCTTTTCGGCACTGGTTAGCGCCTTGTAAACTAGGATGTCCCCATCAATTAGTAGTAACAATTTGCTCCTTGGATGTGAACAGAGGATCGCCAGTGAACCTAGCCTCTACCTCTGCATAACCCCCTATTAGTTGACCATTCTTGTAGACTTGTGGAACCGTGGTAAGACCGTTGGCGATCATGAAGTTCCGCAACTGAGGATTAGCCTCGATGCTGAGGTAGCTGTATTCCACCCCTTCACCCTCAAGCAGCGCAATAGCTTTATCGCACCACTTACACGAGGCTTTACCGAGGATTACCCATTTATCCATTGTAGCCATAGTCCCATTCATCACAGAGAAAACAGATGCAGTCCCATTCTTTATCAGTGATTTCACGTCCAACAGGACAGCTAATCACTCCAGTGCGCTGGATGACGTAACCGTGTTCCTCAAGGAACCGCATAGGTCCTCCATCATCGATTTCATCCCCGAAGTAGGTTTGCATCTTCGAACGAAGTTCATCACTTGCTTGAGGCATTTCAGAAGTACCAGAACTTCACATAGTGGTAAGCATCGATGATTACCTTGATTGCCGCTAGAGCACCAGCAGTGAGGATCAGTATTGCACACCCTGTCATATAGAGTTCAACCATTGGTCAGAGCCTTCCAACTCACAGGGAACAACGGCTCGATGATCCGGCCCACTTCCTTAGCCAAGTCTTGAACCTCTTTCTGTGCGTGAGGGTCAGTCCGCTTGTTGTAGAAGTTGGCGAACGAGTAGAGATTACCAGTCCAAACCCAGTTTACCTCACAGCCTTGCGGAAGGACAAACCGTGCTTGCTCAGGGCAGACACCAGCTTCAATCATTTCCTCGTAGAGGGACAGAGAATAGTTGATGGCAGACTGGTACTCATTGCGCCAGTACTGTTGATGCTCAACGGGTCCAGCACTTCCCTGTTTTGCATTACCCTCAGGCTTACTACGCCACACATCCGGGTAATACACCTGAGGAGTGCTCTTGATGTACCGCCTGCTCTCCTCGTTCTCCACTAGGCCCTGCTTATGTTTGAAGCATTGAGTGCGGATTGGCACCGGGGCCTGCATTCGGAGGGAGATCGCAGTATGTGCGAAGGGTGTCCAATGGTTATGCTTCGCAAGGAACTGGATGAGCTTGGTATCTTTTTCGGATAGCCTATCGTAACACCCTCCCCAATCATAAGGATCATCCGGGTCAGGCTCCACGTGAACAGTCTCCCAGGTACTCGTCTTATCGAAGCTCACACGAGCAGCATTCACAACACTGAGGTCATCCCCCATATAGTTGATCAGTTCAGCCTTCAAATATAGTCACCTTTTTCACTTCAAGAGGATGCTCTTGGTAGAACTTTATGTGCTTAGTCAAGCGCGTAGCCTCGTTCTCAGCACGGTTGCGGTATCGGAACAAAGTGTTAGAAGCCGGTTCCGCTGTCTTTGGCTGCCAGATAATGAACCCAACAGTAGGATAAGTTGCGGATCGCTCGCTCAAGTTCTTTTCCTTCTTTGTTTCCTTGGTTTAACCTGTTTGAACACCCTGTGGTAAACCTCTCTTACCTTGTCTAACTCAGGGTGATCGTGTATCCACTGCCCGGTATCCGGGTGAAACTTATCTCGCCACCAGTCATCGAGACGACCAGTGGTTATAGATAGGTCAACTTGTTGGGATAGCTTGTCGAACTCATGGTCCGACATTATGGACTCGTTTTCGAACTCATAGGCGTAAGCGGCAATGGTAAGCCTTATGCGACGCCTGCGTTCGATCTCCTCATGGGATAAGGTGAGGAAGTCCACGGAGTGAATTAGCGTAGTCCAGAGCTTCGTTCAGGTCGTCAAACCTTTTGATATGCTCCCAGCCAAACCACCGCTTCTCATAAACACCGTACTTATACCAGACTGAACCAAAGGTCACATATCCAGTGTCAACCTTGACTTTCTTCAACCGTGTTTTTCCTCTTTCAACCAAGCTTCAATCCACAGCTTACACAAGCTGCTACGCACGATGTCATCCACAGTGAACTCCACAATCGGAATGGGGAGCATATAGCGTTTGACCATATGAATGGCCTTAGCCAACCCAGAGGTTTCCCTGAGGTCTGACTGTTGGATGTCACCATTGATGACCACCTTGCAGTTCTCCCCTACCCGAGTGAGGAACATCTTCATCTCGGTTGGACTGGTGTTCTGCGCCTCATCGAGGAGCACGAAGGCATCCTCAAAGGAGCGGCCACGCATCGTCTCAAAGGGCGTGACCTCGATGTTTCCATTTCGGACAGCCGTGTCGAACACCCCAGGGCCGAGCCGTTTGGTGAGCACGTCGATCACCGGCGCCATCCAGGGAGCCATCTTCTCATTCAAGTCACCAGGGAAGAACCCGATTGATTTACCGGCTGCGACATTAGGTCGAGTAAGGATGATCTTGTTGATCTTACCCGAGTCGTACATATCCGCAGCCATGGTGCTCGCAATGAAGGTCTTACCCGTGCCAGCAGGCCCAAGGACAATCACTTGGTCAGCCGACTGGATAGCACTGATGTACTCCTTCTGGATGTACGTTAGAGGTCGAAGCG